TAGGCCTGCCAGCTACCCAGACAGCGTAGAAGTCTCAGGTGAATTCCCGTCTGAAGGCGACGATCAGTTCATCGGCAGCACTTTAGTAGATGATGCCATGAAACGCACGCCAGCCAGAGACGCCACAGCGCCGATTGTTATCGCCGTAGACCCTGCACGCTTCGGGGCTGACGCTACCGTCATCGCCATACGGCAGGGGCGTGACATTTTGGAACTGCGGAGACACCGCGGCGCGGACACTATGGAAGTGGCAGGCCATGTCATCGACGCCATAGAAGAGTTTAAGCCTGCGCTGGTCTGCATCGACGAAGGCGGGCTAGGCGCAGGCGTCGTAGACCGGCTGAAAGAGCAGCGGTACAAGATACGCGGCGTGAACTTCGGCAATAAGGCCAAGAACCAGACCATGTGGGGCAACAAACGGGCCGAAATGTGGGGCGCCATGCGCGATTGGCTGAAAACGGGCCATATTCCGACAGATAGGTTCCTGAAAACCGACCTCATCAGCCCGCGCACCAAGCCTGACAGCAAGGGTACGCTGTTCCTCGAAAGCAAGAAGGACATGAAGGCGCGCGGCCTAGCATCGCCTGACGCAGCGGACGCCATAGCGGTCACGTTCGCATTTCCTGTAGCATCTACTGATCCGCGTCTAGGACGCGTTGACAAGCGCCGCGTAAGCGCGTATTCTTCCTCTGGAATATCTACATCGTGGATGGGCAGTTAATGGCGGACAAGAAAAAATCGGTGTCGCTATCCGTTGGCAGGGGCGAGAAATTGCCTGTGTCAAAGGGCGCGGGACTGACAGCCGCTGGCAGAGCCAAGTATAATGCTGCGACAGGCAGCAAGTTAAAGGCGCCTGCACCCAACCCGAAGACAAAAGCGGATGCAGGCCGCAAAGCGTCGTTTTGTGCGCGCATGGGCGCGGTAGCAGCCAAGGCTAAGAACGGCGAACGCGCCAAAGCTAGTTTGAAAAGGTGGAAATGCTCATGAAACCGGGCCTGTACGCAAATATCCATGCTAAAAAAGCCCGCATTGCCGCCGGATCAGGCGAAAAAATGCGTAAACCGGGCGCTAAAGGCGCACCAACTGCCAAGGCGTTTAAAGACAGCGCCAAAACCGCTAAGAAAGGTAAGTAAATGCCATCAGGTAAAAAAGATATTTACGGCAATAAGAGCAAGGCTCTCTACAAAGCCGGCACAGTGGCCTCTGAGCGCGCTGCAATCGCTAACCGCGATCCAGCCCGCAAGGCAGCAGCCATGAAGATTATGGCGCGCGAAGGCACCACAAGTGCAGCCGGCGGACGCCCAGCGGCTAAAGTTGCGATGCCAAAGGCACCAAAAGCGCCACAGGTTATCCGCACGACCGTCATGTTTAAGCCAACACCGACAAAGAAGAAATAACCATGCCTCTCGTTAAATCGACAGGCAAAGCTGCGTTCCGCAAGAACATCAAGGCTGAAGTAAACGCTGGCAAGCCTGTCAAACAGGCTGTAGCTATAGCGTACAGCGTCAAGCGGGAAGCCGCCAAGAAGGGCAAGAAATAGCACATGGCCGACCCTACAGGCATCAACACGGCAGGCAAAGTTGCCAACGTCGGCTCTAACCCGCCCAAAACGTCAGGCGATGACGGCGACAAAATGGCAACCATGCGGTCGCGCCTCCAGATGGCGCAGGCTGCGTACTCTGACAGCCGCGAAGATGAACTGGATGACCTACGGTTCATGGCAGGATCGCCAGACAACCAGTGGCAATGGCCTGCTGACGTGCTGGCAACCCGCGGAAGCGTGCAAGGGCAGACAATTAACGCACGTCCATGCTTGACAATTAACAAATTACCGCAACACGTCCGTCAAGTTACGAACGAACAGCGTCAAAACCGGCCTAGCGGTAAGGTAATCCCTGCCGATGACAACGCTGACGTAGAAGTTGCAGAGATTTTCAACGGCGTCATGCGTCATATTGAGTATATGTCGGACGCCGACGTTGCGTATGACACTGCTTGCGACAACCAAGTTACCTACGGCGAAGGCTATATCCGCCTGATAACTGAGTATTGCGACGAAGACAGCTTCGACCAAGACATCCGCATTATGCGCGTCCGTAACTCGTTTAGCGTCTACATGGACCCGACGATCCAAGACCCATGCGGCGCAGACGCTGAATGGTGCTTTGTTACTGAAGACATCCTGAAATCCGACTATGAGCGTATGTTTCCAGACGCAACGCCTATCTCGACTCTTATGTCGCAGGGCGTTGGCAATGAAAGCATGGCGCAGTGGCTGGCCGAAGATACCATCCGCATCGCGGAATACTTCTACAAAGATTACGAAAAAGCTACGCTGCACCTGTATCCGGACAACCAGACAGCTTTCAAAGGCACGCCACAGGACGCTAACTTGCAGGCTATGTTTGGCAAGCCCATCCGCACACGCGAAGTAGACCGCCAAAAGGTCATGTGGATGAAAACCAACGGTTTTGACATCCTCGACGAACGCGAATGGCCGGGCAAATGGATACCTGTCGTGCGCGTCATCGGCAACGAATGGGAAGTCGAAGGCCGTATGTACATCTCTGGCCTTGTGCGTAATGCCAAGGACGCCCAGCGGATGTACAACTACTGGACGAGCCAAGAGGCAGAAATGCTGGCGCTGGCGCCTAAAGCGCCGTTTATCGGCTACGGCGGCCAGTTCGAAGGCTACGAACAGCAGTGGAAGACAGCCAACACGACCAACTGGCCGTATCTGGAAGTCAATCCTGACGTTACAGACGGCGCTGGAGGCGTTCTACCGCTGCCACAACGCGCACAGCCACCTCTGCCCCAAACAGGTCTTATACAGGCTAAAATGGGCGCTGGAGAGGATATTAAGGCCACTACAGGCCAGTATGACGCATCGCTGGGCCAACAGGGCAACGAGCGGTCGGCTAAAGCTATTGTCGCACGCGAAAAGCAGGGTGATGTTGGCACGTATCACTATGTTGATAACCTTGCCCGCGCCATTCGCCACATCACACGGCAAGTCGTTAATCTTATACCTAAGATTTACGACACGCAGCGCATTGCACGCATCATCGGCGTTGATGGCGACGTGAGCATGGTTAAGTTTAACCCAACGCAGCCAGAGCCTGTCAAGGAAGTCCGCGACATGGAAACTGGCGGTTTGATCGAAAAGATTTACAACCCCGGCGTTGGTACTTACGACGTTATGGTCACAACTGGCCCCGGCTACATGACCAAGCGCCAAGAAGCACTCGACGCCATGAGCCAGATTCTGCAATCCAACCCACAACTTTGGGGTGTTGCAGGCGATCTGTTCATCAAGAACATGGATTGGCCCGGCGCGCAAGAAATGGCCGAGCGGTTCAAGAAAATCCTTGATCCTAAAGTACTTGCTTCAGGCGATGAGTCACCTGAGATGGCTGCTGCACAGCAACAAATGGAAGCGATGGCTCAAGAACTGAACCGCATGGTCGATATTATCGAGGGTGTGCAGGCTGACGTTGCGAAGCGTGAAGTAGACATCAAGGAATATAAGGCTCAGGTAGACGCCTACGACGCTGAAACAAAACGTATTAGCGCGATGCAAGCAGGGATGACAGAAGAGCAAATTCAGGATATTGTCATGGGGACGATTGCTGGCGCGTTGGATACAGGTGATTTGATTAGCGGACCGCCTGAAATGCGTGAGCAACCCATGATGAACGAAGAAATGCCTGAACCGCAACCAATGCCAGAAATGGGCGCCATGCCTGAAATGCCGCCTGAAGGAATGATGTAATGACCGTAAGCCTCAAGCATACCTTTCAGTCGGCCAAAACTGACAGCGCCGATGATACACTCATCCAGCCGTCAAACTGGAACGAAGAGCATGAACTAACGCTTGCTACCAATAAGGTGCTGGGCCGCGCTACCGCCGGCACCGGCCCTGCCGAAGAACTTAGCGTCGGCACTGCGTTGTCGGTATCTGGTGGTACGCTGGCCGTCACTAACGTGCCTGTCGCTAACGGCGGTACAGGCGCAACAACGCTGACTGGTGTAGTTAAAGGTAACGGCACGTCGCCTATGACTGCCGGCGCTGTTGATCTTACGACTGAAGTGACCGGCACGCTCCCTGTCGCTAACGGCGGTACAGGTGCTGCAACGCTGCCTGCCAACAACGTCCTAATTGGCAACGGCACGTCACCTGTGGCGGCTGTCGCGCCGGGTACTGCCGGCAATGTCCTGTCCAGCAACGGCACGTCGTGGGTGTCTGCTCCTGCGGAAACTGGCGCCTATACGGAATATCTGAACCAATCAACAGACGTTACGCTTGTAGCCGCAAATGCCGGCAAAATTATTATTGATCCGACTGTCTCAATCATGGTGCAGCTTCCAGTAGCGACAACGCTTGTGGCCGGCAAAACCTTTACGATTACAAACATGAGCGAACAGAACAATCTGTTCGTAAAAAGCAGCGACGGTACATATCAGGCGTTTGTTGCCGCCGGCCAGACTGTAAATGTCACGGCAGAAAACGTTTCTACCGCTGCTGGCGTGTGGGTCGCCGACAATCCAAACTACGGATTTAGCAGCCCAGTTTCGTTTGGCTACACTGGGACGTACAACAACTCAAACATTAACAGCGCAACTGCGGCCATAAGCGCCACAAAGATGATACGCGTCAACTATTTTAACCAGCAGTTGACCGCGACAATCATCACAAAAAGCGGAGCGGCGATTACAAAAGGAAGAGAACAATTTTTGCTCACTGTGGGGCTTCAGGCAGCGGTTGCTAATAGAGGCTATATCAATGTCACTATGACTAGCGCCACAACGGGCATTATTACTGCTATTGGGCCTAATCAAGATGCAGGCCTGCAAGGTAACATCTTGCTCTATACATTTTCAATTAACGGAAGCGATGTCGTTCAAATTACTGGGGAATCATCTTTTGCCGCAAACCCCAGTTCGACTGTAAAAGGCGTCTCAATCACCACTCTTTCAGCCACCTCTGCTATCGTTGTATATAATCCTTCGGGCAACCTATTGGCTTCGCGGATTTTAACCCTATCATCTGGTTTAATCACAGCCATCGGCAGTGAAATTTATGTTACTACATCCATAAACAATAACGTTGCGTTTCCGCAAGTTGTTGCCTTATCATCGACACTTGTTATTACTGGGTATTTTGACACTAGTGTTCTTGATTTTTATGTAGTCGCCGGAACTGTATCTGGGTCCACAATTACGTGGGGGACCCCCGTCCTACAAATTACGTCAACGGGGACTAACGCTAACACATATGGTATTTCTAGGCTTTCGGGCACTGAATTTATTGTGTCACTTTCGTACTCAACTACAGTTTGGTCAAATTACGGTAGTGTAAGCGGAACAACCATAACTCTTGGCGCGGCAAACGCATACTCAGGCGGCGGTTCTGCAATATATAGCACTATGTCCTACCCAATTAGCAGCACCTCTGCGCTTGTTGTGTTTTATGACAGCACCACTGCAAACAATAAGCCCTATGCGTTTGTACTGACAAAATCTGGCACATCTTTGACCAGGGGTACTGTATACACGGTTGCAACAAGCCCAATACCTCCAGCGAGTGAGGCCACACCTTTCTCGCTAAAAGGTTTTGTTGCGTTCGATCCAATTCAACAGCCCGCAACTGATCTCTATATGGACTATGCGTCTACCCGCTATGTTTTTGCAGTGCCGCTGTCGGTGAGCGGAACGGTTGTCACTCCGGGAACTGGGCTTCTTGTAACACCTGAAAATGTCAGCAGTACGTTAGGCTCGGCGCCTGCAATTTGCACGCTGTCTAAAACGCGCGCTATTGCTTTTGTATATTATAATAACTCTCCTGACGGTACACCCAGTTCGCGCCTGTATCTCCTTGATACGTCTGGCGCGCGGCCTGTAGTGCTTGCAACGTCATCGACTATTAGCACGGCATCAGTTTTTTGCGCTGGGCAGTTGTCGCCGACAAGGGCGCTTATTGCTTATGCTACGAGTCAAGGTGTTACATCCACTATTAGAACGCTCGACATTACTGGCGACGTATTTACGTTTAATGCGTCAATTACTGGAACTTCAGCTATTGGCGCCCGCCCTGCAATACGCAAAGTTAGCCCGACTAAAGCCATGCTTTACGTAGCACAAACTACAGCAGACCACCGCATCTATAATATCGCTATTAGCGGCACAACGCTGACCGAAAGCGGATCGTATGTCACCACTGGTGATACCGCGGGGCAACCATTTACAAGTCGCCGCATTTTGTATAATTATGGCAATATTGGGTATTTTTTCAGGGTTTCCAGCAATATAGGGCAAATTTTATCGTTCACTGTGTCGGATGTTAGCCCAACAAATGCCGTCGTAAGCAACACGTCTCTTGCTTCCGCAATCACACCATACTACAATGCGATATCAGGTGCGGGCACTATAGTTGGTTTGGGCGGTACAACAAGTTCAGCCGGTACATTTACGTCCGCTAATATTGCAGCGCTTGACGGCAATCCAAGGTCTTTCCAAGGCCAAATTAGCGACGAATTTAACGGGTACGGGATTACAATGCCGTTTACCTCAAATTCGGTTATGATTTGCGGAGACAGTGTAAATTGTTACGGAAAACTTACTATCTCTTCAGCGCGCGCCGCAACATCTACAAACAACACAATTAGCAATTTAACAGCCACGTTTACCCCCCAAGTGTCAATGCACGAGCCAATTCAAGATTGGGTGGACGGGGATTATTTTGCTCCGAATACCAACAAGATTTTGTTTTTGGGGCAAAATATTTTAAATTTACAATATGAAATGTATCATGTGTTTGATAAGGGGGCGGCTCAATGACAAGTCTTATTGACAAAGGCTCAGTAGTAGCCTTCGGCAATATTGAGGAGACTGCCGACGCTTACATACTAGGCGATACGGTTATCTGGAAATCCATTGTACCGGATGGCGTTCTGATCGACAGCGAACCAGACCATGCGTCCGAAAACGGTTGGCTGTATATTGACGGTGTGTTTGTTGAACGGGAGCCGGTGCCAGAGCCGGTTGACTACGCAACCCAAGACCAGAACCGCAAAACCCGTAACTTTATGTTGTCTGAGTGCGATTGGACGCAGCTTGGCGATGTCAACCTGACTGCCGATTGCAAGGCTGACTTTGCCACATACCGCCAAGCCCTTCGCAGCGTTGATCTTTTCAATCCAACGTGGCCGACGGCACCTACTGAAGAATGGGCCTCATAATGAAATGCGCTGATTTTATAGGCACACTGTTTCTGGCGCGCGACGTAGCGCACAGCACGCATTTGAACACACGCAGCTTTGCCAAGCACTCTGCGCTGAACACTTTTTACGATGAAGTGATTGAACTGGCTGACAAATTTGCAGAAGCCTATCAGGGCAAATACGGCCTAATCGGGCCTATTTCGCTTATGTCGGCTAAGAAGACAAACAACATTGTCGAGTTTCTTGAAGGTCAAGTAGACGAACTGATGGAAATGCGGTATAAAGTCGTTGATAAGGAGTGTACCCCCTTGCAAAACATTATCGACGAGATTTTTGGGTTGTATTACTCAACCTTGTACAAACTTAAATTTCTCGCATAAGGACGCGCCAAGGACCCCCGTTACCGCCAGCATCGCCGGGCTGTGGTACGTAAATAGGTACAGGCGTGTTAGCAGGCAGCGGCGTGTCAGCCGTCGTAGCT